ACGCCAGGAACAGGGTTCACAATTGTCAATACTGTCTTAGATTCGTCAACCTACAATTATTTAATACAATAAAGCAATGATATCCCTACTCTGGGTGTTCGTCGGTGTAATTACAGGACTTCTCATGGTCTCAGTCTTCATACCCCCAGTTCGTGAAACTCAGGATGTACCAACCCCTGATAAGAGTTCCGTTTTCTTTACCAAAACTGGATGCGTTTCATTCAAGTCTAAGGAAGTTCCGTGCTCCGCAGATTCCAAATCGCTTAATTTTATAGCTTCATCACAATAGAGAAAGAATGTTTGTAAGTCGCATTCTTGGTATATTCCGTAACGAAAAAGCGGTACCCTTTCTTTCGTTCCTGATTGGTCTAGGAGTCACAATCATGCTTTTTCATCGACCAATACCGACTAAAACCACCCTATCAGTCCCAGTCGCGGATATTGAGGGTAAGACGGTACCATTCAATAAAAAGTGCTATACCTACCACGCGGAAGATGCCAAGTGTGAATTACCTTCTTTTAAATAAAGATGGACGGCGCAACTGATTTAAGCGAACTCATGGGAGCAGGGCCAGTTCAGAATCCGAGCCTGCCACAGTCTACGACCTTTTCTCCTATTGTGACTGGTGGAACGGATCCTTTTGTAACGAATGGAATGTCGACTGGGCAGAACCAGAACAAGCCAGCTGCTCAGCTGTATAGCCAGGCACATACCTTTTCTACGGTTCGGTACGCAGTGAAAAACTTGATGACTTATTTTGGGTTTTTCTTAGCTGCTATGGTTATTTCTCTGTCTACGCCTCGGTCTCTGATTCTTCAGTATATTCCAAACACGTATACTGCCGGAGGTGTTCCATCATACCTCGGAGCGGCGATCCTTGCCGGAGTGGCTGTGGCGGTTGGTTACGTCGTGGGTACATTGGGAAGCTCCCTGATTTGAGGAATACAGAACCTTCAACAATCCATACTTTTTAATACACTTTTCGAGAAACTTAATGCAATCAGAACAGGGTTCCGAATTCAGAATCTTGCCCTGCTTGTTAATGCGTACAACTGTTAGAATACATCCACGAAGTTGTGAAGTGTCGCCTAGACTTTTCACAGCTGCGCGTTCTGCATGTATAGTGTTGTTTGACCATCCGCATCCACGCGAACGCGAACCAACCCTATTCCGCGAACTTGCGATCTCCTTACCGTGCTTCTCTATCGTCGCATAATGCAAATGCGTGTTCTGGAACACCGACGAGTACTCCATTGGAAAGACTTTAAGATATCCTGCATTCAATAAAACAGATTCGTTTTCAAATACTAATGGAGTGGATTTCCTTTCGACGTATGTCCAAAGGTTGGCAGAATGATCCTCCTGCCAAAGTGTATACAAATATCATGTTTGGACCAGGAATGTACCTATCTCCAGGGTTTGTAAAATACCATAATATCACTCACGTCATTAATTGTGCGTTTGACCAAGATAGCCCAAAATGGTTTCGTGAGAAGTATCCGGACAATTATATGTGTATCGAAGCTCTGGATAGCCTTGAAGAAGATATTCGTAAATGGTATCCTAAATTTGAAGAAACTTTAAATAGTTTCTTACGTGATCCTACCTCAAACAATATATACATTCATTGCCAGTGTGGAATTAATCGATCAGGATTTTTAGCTCTTATTTTCGTCTGTAAACGGTTTAATTTTTCATTCAAAATGGCATCGGATACTATACTAAAACAGAGACCATGTGCACTCACTAATTTGTCTTATAAGCAGCAAGTTATTGATTACATAACAAAAAATGACATAACAATGTAATGGGAGATACAAGCGCAAATCCACTCTTCGCAAACGCTAAAAGTGGCGGAAATATTGAAACCGAACTACTTGGACCATCATACAGTTATACTGACCACATACCTGGACCGTCGTCGTTGGGAGTCGGTTCGAACGGAACGTTCAGTCAGCTGGGAACCAACGCATCGGCAATTGGAACATATGTTTCAACCCTGATTGATGGAGATCCTCCGTTAGGTAATCAGTATTTTGTGAATACCGGTGGGACGTGCACTGCACCGGACGGATCTACACAGCCACGATACAACTATGTAAACAACAAGCCAAATGTAGGAGATTTGTTACCTGCAAGTATGTCAGACATTGGAACTGGAATACAGGGGTTGATTCCAGGAGTGATTGGCGATATTGAAAGTTTGAATCCTCTTTATTTAGTGAATTCCTTACTTGCAGATGCCGTTCCTGCGTGTGAGTGTTATAAATGTACAGTCACCGATGGTGCGTCCGCTCGATTTCTAACAACATCACTATCGCCAGATTTTGATCCAAATGTGTGTGCCCAAGTGGATATTTCACAGTGTATCGCATCCACGGAATCATTTGAAAATATGGCAAATACGACATTAGGTGCGTTTATTCCGACCATGGTCGCAGGGGTAGCATTAGCTATTCTGCTCTGGACGTAGTATTTTAAGGTAGTAAATTTGAAGTCTATAAATGGACAATATCTTCCGAATAAAGAAGTCCAGAGATATTCGAACCAAGAAGGCTGAGGTTATGGGTACACTGGATTCTATCCATCAGTCTGTTGTGTCCACCATCAAGGAAGAAACATCAAATATTGAGGATAGTGAGAAGCATCTTGAAGAACTCGGTACAAAATTAACAACACTTGAATCATCTACAAACTTAAACGATATTTTAGAATCGTCAAAAATTCGTGAAGAATTAAAGTCTCTTACTGAGCGATTACGTTGTGAAAATCCGTTGGAAGATTATTACCTGAAAAATGCCGATATTATTCTGAAATATTATGGAACCGGAGATAAGGCGCAGAGCGTTACGTGTTTACCGTCCGATGCGAATACGTTCGTAAAGTATTTATCCCAGTCGTCTGAAACTGCCGCTCCATCCAAGAAAAAGTTATACAACGAATACGTTACGCGCATGAAACTCAATACTGGAGAAGCAATTGATGTAAAGCAGGCGATTACGGAACATTGTGACAAATGTAACATTGCGCGCGAAGAAGTATCGGACGAAGGTATTTTAGTCTGTCCGAATTGTGGTTCTGAGGAGTACATGTTAGTGGTGTCCGATTTCCCCAGTTTTCGTGATCCGCCAAAGGAACGTAATAATTACGCGTACAAGAAAATTAATCATCTGAACGAGATTCTGAACCAGTTTCAGGCCAAAGAGTCCACAATTATTCCCAATGAAGTGATGAACGAAGTTGTTCTGGAAATCAAGAAACGCAGAATCCAAAATGTGGCGGAACTCACCGAAAAGGATATGCGAGAAATCTTAAAGAAGCTCAATCGATCAAAGTATTATGAACATGCAACTCATATTATTTCTAGACTGAACGGTAACCCTCCTCCTACAATTACTCCTGAAATCGAAGAAAAAATAAGAACTATGTTCCAAGAAATTCAGGCACCGTTCTTGATTTATTGTCCGGATGACCGAACCAATTTCTTATCTTATTCCTACATTCTGTACAAATTCTTTGAACTGCTGGAACTAGACGAGTACAAGGTCTATTTCCCTTTGCTAAAAAGCCGCGATCGTTTGATTGCGCATGACCAGATTTGGGCTAAGATTTGTGATTACCTGAAATGGGAATTTATTCGTAGTGTTTAAAAACCGAATTTAGTTTTAAAGTCATAGACATACTCAATGCCTCTAACTATAATTGAAACATTCGTCGGAGCCGGTGGAGCTCATCTCGGATTTAAAAACGCCGGATTTGAATCAGTGTTGGTGAACGATATTGATTCAGATACGATTAAGACTCTCATTCAAAACAAGGTCGTTCGCGAAGATCAATGCCTAACCTGTCCAATCGAAGATATTACGGCCGAACGTTTGAATGGTTGCAATCCTGATGTTTTGTTTGGAGGTATTGTGTGTAAGGGATTCTCGATGGCTGGTGTACGTAATCCGTTTGATCAAAGAAATTATCTTTACAAGCACCAACTTCGTCTCGTATCTATTCTGAAACCTAAAGTGAGTGTCATTGAAAATGTGACTGCAATTAAAAACATGATTCTTTATCGTGAGTGCAACGAGACAATCAATACGTTCCGAGAATATACGGAACTCAGCGATTTGAATAAAAATTTGAATGGCGAGAAATCCAGTAAACGCAAATCAAATGAATCGTACGCTGACCTCAATGTAGAGATCAACAAGAACAAGAAGCGAATGGATGAACTTTTGAAGACTATCGAAAAGTACAAGTATTCGATTATGGACGATATTCAATCTGAATATGAGCGTTTAGGATACACATTTTACGAAAAGATTCTTCAAACGGATAAGTATGGCGGATACACGAATCGTAAGCGTATTATTATGGTAGCAGTTCGAAACGATATTCAAACAGTGTACGAGTTTCCTCCTGAAATGAATACCTCCAATACTCTAAATGATGCCCTCAATCTGATTGATTACAATGGAATAAACAAACCGGAGGTTGACGAAGATAACAAACCAATGAAACACAACAAAAAGACGGTTGATCGGTTCAAGTTAATTCCAGAAGGCCAAAATATCGCAGATGTCGTTGATGACTTGCCTGATGATTTAAAAATCAGTGCTTTCTATTCGAGAGGAAATACTCAGCGTCTGGACCGGAATAAACCTGCGCCAACGTTAGTTCCAGGACACAGCAATTTCCCAATTCATCCATGGGAACATCGTTCCATTACAGTGCGTGAAGCAGCCACCGTGACTGGATTTCCTATTGATTACAAATTTCACGGATCTCATACGTCTCGGTGCATTCAAATTGGTAATGCTGTTCCTGTTCATTTGGCGTATGCCGTTGCTCTATCCGTTAAGGCGTTGCTGGAACCTTCGTCTTGACATACGCAAACATCTGCTCACTCATTCCACGATCGCCAAAGTACTTAAATAAGCGATCAAACTCTTCGGCCATAAACTTGTCTGGCTCCTTCGAGCACTTACGATCATTGCAGCGCGCACACAGAGCATTGGCGTTCTCTAGAGTAGACTGACCGCCCTTCTCCTTCGGTACGAAGTGATCAATCTCAATCGTTCCCTTATGACCACATAGCTCACATTTATGTGCACACCGTTTCAAAATATCTTTTTTAATTTTATCACTGAATGAGTGGCCTTTCGTTGATCCACTAAACTCGGCATACTTCTCGAGATTCAGTCGGAATGGACCTTGCTTGGTGCCACTCCGATTGTCCCAACATCCTTCCGTCGTCTCGCACCGAAACTTCTCAAGAGCACGACCTGGGTCACCATACGTCATAACAATACTTCCATCATGGTGCCTCTTTGGACCGTTTTTCTTATTCCAATCTACGCCTCCATCGTCCGCAACACGTTTGTTACAGAAGGCGGTCGCTTGTGGCTGTGTCCACCACTGATCACACGGAATGGAAAGTAGAAACTCCTTGAAATAATACATCAACGTACCGTTCTTGGGCGTAGAACACATCTTGTTGATTGCGGCAATGTAATTGTCCTGCATGTCTGGGCTTAACGTATACGGTTGTTTGGGCTCATAAATCCATTTTTTGTGATAAAACTAGTTTATACATGTTTAAATACAGTATAATAATGAAAATTTTGGTGATTAATCTTCCACACCGCAAGGATAAGTTAGACCTATTTATGCAACGTTGGAGTTGGTTAGGAGATATTGAAGTTGTTCCTGGTCAACGTTCGGATATCCCACATACTGGATGTGGTCTTGCCCACGTTCTCGCTGCTAAAATTGGACTTTCAAACTCAGAATGGTGTTTAGTATTTGAAGATGATGCCGAAATTGACTGCTCACACCAAGAATTCCTGGATGGAGTTCACGAAGCAACATCGAGAGTATCCGAATGGGATTGTGTATTGTTGTCACCTGCACATATGGTTGATCCTGTATCGGTTGATACTGCCCCTTTAAGAATAACTCGTCGAATATCTGATTCGTTTGTCACGTGCCCTCCAAATAAAAGTCTATCGAGTACTGCATGTTTACTGTGGTCAAAGACAGCGTTGCCTATGATCGCAGAATACGAAACGCTCTTAAAGGATGAACATATATTTCCCATTGATCGAGCAATTATGTTTCAACGATGGGAATCTAAACATCAAACAGGATTTCACACACCGACCTGGATACCAAAATACGATACGGTAGAATTAAAGAATAAACTGAACGTTTGGATTAAGATCAAACATATAGTGTTCCAGACTCCAGGTATAGTGTCGGACAACACACTGGAGCCAGGGGCAGATCATTTAAAACATACGTTGGAATTATTGCAAACATTATTTTCTTCTTGAAGAACATATCAATGACTGTCAGCCGCTGGGGGTATCATCTTATTATAGATGCTGCTCGCTGCACCCCTCGTTCTATTCGTTGTGCCCATACCATTGAGAAGTTTTCAAAGACCTTAGTTGAGCGTATAGATATGGTGCCATACGGCAAGCCCCAGATTGTCATGTTTGGGTCAGGAAATAAGAAGGGATACACACTTGTACAGCTCATTGAGACCTCAAATATTACTGGACATTTTGTAGAAGAGACTGATGATTTATACCTTGATGTTTTCTCGTGTAAAAAGTTTGATATAAATACCGTGGATGCAATTGTGCACATGTACTTTTCTCCTGAGCACATGAAGAAGACGTACCTTGAGCGTCATGCCGAGGTGCCTGATAAACCTAGTTGGTAAGTATATTAAATATTTCAAGTAGTTTTGTGTCTATACTGTAACCAGTATATATGAACGATTCTATATAATATCGTTCATCCGGATCTTCATATAATACAACGAACTCTATATTGTCTGAACTAGACCATGTAGAGTTTGTTCGAAGTGCAATCTCTTTCGAGTCAGCTTCTCGAATCTCTTTTTTCGTATGGTTTATGAATATTGACATTATTTTTAGTATGCATCCGATTTTCCAGGGCAGGGCGCGTGTTTATCGGTCGAAAGAACACAATCGCCATTACCACACTGGCGGTATCCGGCTGGACATTCATGAACTATACGAGTATTTGGATTGTCAAAGCGCTCAAATACACCAGAAAAGTACGCTACAGCAAGTGCTAATAGCATAAGTAGAACAAGTTTCGTCCACATTTATATTTAATCCTTTTTAGATTTTGGCGTTGCATCGGCTGGGTACGTGGCGTGTCCAGTCGGAACACATGACTGGTCAGGCTGCATCGCATACCCATTGGGGCACGTTGGTCCAAAGTTTCCGAATGTTTCGACGTAACCTTTCACGTTAATCCAGTAGAATCGCATGACGACGGTTGTCACAACTGCAAACAAAACGGCATGAGCGAGTAGGACTGTGTTGCGAGGAGACGACTTGGACGGTAGTGTCACAAGGACACCAGGTACGACTGCTACAAAAATGAGAGCGGACAAGAGGGCTGAAATCCAGTCCATTTATACTTACATATAGGATTTCTTCACCCAGTTACGATCGGCCTTAAACGTGCGAGAACGACCCTTGGACGTACGCTTCGTGTAAGTAGCAGCCGCATTCAGTTTACGGAACGTTGAGAGCGAACCATAGCGCTTCACTGCCTTTTTTAATGCACGGTGACGAGCGGTTTTTCCTTTGGTAGCAGAATACCCCAAACGAACTAACTTACCCTCTTTGAGTGGACCAATGCCTGGACCATGCTTGGCCGCCCATTGTCCTGGAGCCCCCATATCGCGAACTCCGCGCTTGGTGTGTCCTCCCATAGCTGGTACATGATTCGCCGCTATCTGGGCAATGCCACTGCCGCCGTCCTGAGCTGAGCACGACATTTATACCTTCTTAGTGAAAAAGCTTGGGCAGCACTTTTTGACTTCAGCGAGAGCAACACCGGCGAGCTTTCCAACCTCAGCCTTGGCTAGCTTTACCGCCTCCACAACATATGGAAGTGAAACATCGCACCAGGTTGTAAGCTCAGCCTTCTGCTCGTCAGATAACGGAGACTCGCGAATCGCTTTCTTTACCTCCTCAACAATAAACTTGGCCTTATCTTCGTCAGACCGATCAGCCAAAATTTCAACCTCGGCGATCGTCTTCAGAACGAACTTCAGGAGCTCGGACTTATTGGAAAAATCAATAACCGATGTGGTAACAGCTGGAGCTGGAGCGGCAGCACTATCTGACATTTTGTTACTACTCGGTAAATATTCTCTAAATCGTAAACTGTGTTGAAAAATTAAGTAAATATAAATGCTTCGTTTATTGTTGAGCACATTGGCATTTTTAGGGACGAGAGCACAGACCCCAGGATACGACTGGAATGGATTTAGTGCGTCCACTCTAGGATGCGGATCAGATTCAGGAGCGCTCAATGTAGGTCTAGGTCAGTCCCTGCCTTCCGGAGCTACAGGTCTGAAAATGAAACAGATCGCGTTTGCGATTTACGGAACAAATTCACTACCTGCGTTTATTCAGCTGGATGGAAGTACCGCTACGCCTCGTCTCTCGACGTCAAGTGCAGTGCAGTGTTGTGGTTCAGGATGTGATCTGGCTGTTCAAGTCGCTGTCGCAGGATACTCATGGTACAATTCTCCGTGTGGACAGGCACCGTGCTCCAACGCCAACAAATGGTACTACATGGACTTTTCTGGAACAGCGGTGGGCACCACAGAACAAACAGGTATCTCCCAGGCAACCTTCTACAATTCTGGCGGATCTCAGATTGGAGCTAATATGATCAATCTTGGAGCCGGATCTGTATTTTTCATGTCATATACCGTTATCATTCCCTCTCCAACCCCAACTCCATCGTTAACAAAATCTCCAGTGTCGCCAAGTTTGACAGCTTCGGAGACTGCGTCTACATCAATATCTAGGAGTGTATCGGCCAGCGGATCAATAGACCCAACAGATTCTCGGTCGGTGACTGCGAGTCGGAGCACATCTCGCACCCAGTCGTCCGACGCCACTGACTCACGATCTTCAAGCAACACTATGAGTGTTTCTCGAGCTCCTTCAGTAACTGTTTCTCCATCGCGCGCTGCTTCACTCACTCAGTCTCAGTCTAGATCTGTATCTCCAGTCTCTTCATCCCCAACACCAACCCAGACGCCATACCTCCCATGGTTTCAGGGTCTAGTGGGGTGCTGTCACAATTCACTCGATACATCGATACAGGCTGTGAATGTATTAACGCCGTATCCTTTCCCAAATATGGGAATTAACAGAATTTCTATTCAATACTGGCCTTTGACTGCAGGAACGGCGACGTTCACAATTGCGCTGATGGACGTGGCTGGTGGAAGTTTTCCAGGAGGGACTATTTTGGCATCAAAGACGTTTTCAGTTGTATCTCCAGGCAGTTTTCCAACGTATTCCCAGCAGGTTGCGACCTTCACAGATCTTGATCCTATTTCATCGTACGTTCTGGGAGGAGATGTAGAGTATGCCCTGGCCTTCTATAATGCGACACCAGGAATCATAGACCTTGTTTTGGGAGTACCCAGTTTATCCCCCTACTTCTGGAACAGTCTGATGCCTGAAGCAACAGGATCATTTTATACAGTGGGGGAAACAGACCCTGCAACAGTTACGAACTGGATACAATCGACAAATATTGTGTTTGTCGCTGTGGGAGCCGGACCTGTAATGTCCAGTTCGCCAACACCATCCCTGTCCATAACGTCCAGTTCCAGTCCTTCACTAACCACCGCAGTATCCCAAAGCACACACGCATCGTCTACTACCTCTCAAAGTTATAGCACATCGGAAACCCCTTCGCCTTTTCAAAGTACGAGCGTATCTGCTACGACCTCTTCAAGTCCCAGTGTTTCACCAACCACTGATATATCCCAAAGTAATACTATATCTGCTACGACCTCTTCAAGTCCCAGTATTTCACCAACCACTGATATATCTCAAAGCACGTCCTCCAGCTCCAGTTCCAGTGCTTCACCAACGACCGCAGTATCCCAAAGTAATACTATATCTGCGACTACTTCTTCCTCTTCTAGTTCCAGTGTTTCACCAACCACTGATATATCCCAAAGTAATACTATATCTGCTACGACTTCGTCCAGCGTTTCGTCGTCAACATCTCCTAACAGACCCCCTTCTTCATCCTCCAGTGTTTCCATGACCATATCTTCTATTGCAACTGTGTCAGGGTCTGAATCGTCAACATTAAGCCTAAGCCAAAGCCTTTCTCTTTCGGATTCACCTTCTCCGACCATGTCTCTCACATCATCTGCTAGCCTATCACTTTCAACATCCATCTCATTATCTCCTACATCATCGGCAACTTTAAGTTCTTCCATTTTTCCAACCGAAACCCTATCACAAACGTCGAGTTTGAGTATAAGTGAATCTACGACCGTGACGTCGAGTGTAACACCGTCTAGGAGCTCTGATACAAGTGGATCGCCAAGCGTTAGTTTTACTATGGATGTGAGTATGAGTATTACGTCATCTACAACACTTACATTGAGCCCATCTCCTCAAAGTTTCCAGCAGGTAAGTAATACGACAATGTCGGCTACATCGACTCCTCAGTTTTATACAACTGCATTCCCTACCGTAACTCCAACATACAGCCCTACTCAGAACGCTACTCTGCCTATCATTGTGGTAGATGGCCAGGCTACAAATATGACCACCACGAACGCCCTGCTTGGAAGCACACTTGCCCTCATTATTGTTGCGGTCGCTCTGGCTGCTGGGCGGTATCTCCCTGTTGGCTGGACACAGAGGTTTCGTCGCATGATTCCTCAATCTACAATTGATAGTTTCAAGCGTGACCCACTCGGATCAGTGACCGCTATGGTCAACGATCCCAAAAGTATACTCAAAAGCATCAAGATTCCAGATAGTGTAAAAAGTATTGCGGATATGGTTCCAAACGATATCAAAGAGAAGTTTGTTCCAGAGAGCGTTCAAACGTTAATCACTCCGTCGGCAGCGACTGTTCCACATGTTGAGGCGAATACCGAAGCTGAGAAAACTGAACGTCGTGCACCATCTCCTGAACCTGAAAAAAAGGTGCAGGACGTTACAGGAATTACTGAAGATTTAGGAGTTATTGTGGAGACAACCAAGGAACCCCCCATACGTCAATCATCATCTATTCTTCAAATCAATACAGAGGATTTAGCGGCGGTCCAGGCTTTCTTGAATGCGAAAGGAACAACTCATACTGTATTAGGTTGATTATCCTGTTTTGGGCACGATGAACATCCAGGCTTTCCTGCGACTTTAATTGTAGATGAAATTGAATAGGCATACACTCCAACGGCTAGCACAGCTAAAAGGATCATCCACCACTCCATTTTGTATATATAATGTATTTAGACATTCTAAAATTAACATACCAATGGAATACGACGGAGAGCGTGCGATTGCAGAAGTTAAGATGGAAGAGGCAAAAAATAAGGCTATGCAAGATGCTCTGGAATACAAACTTGTAGGCGAATTTCTTGATCCTCACTGGGCTCAGCCGGCCGACACGAATGAACTTCATGGGGTAGGGCTAGATCAAGCTCAGGGAATGTGGATCAATGGTGGAAAGCAGGGTGCAATGAAGGACGAGCCACTTCCCAAACCTGAAACATTTGATAACGATTTACCATCTCTCCTAAAAGAGGGACCGACCGATCTTCCTAAAGCAGGTTGGGCAGAAGAAAAATTGACGCCTGCTGAAATTGAGGAGCGATTGAAGGTGTTTACAGGTCCGTCCGACAAAGATCTGGCCAAGATGTTGAATACCACAGTTCTTGGAATGTATAAGGGAATGGAGGCTGGTATTTACCACAGGGAAGGTTTAATTAAGGCTTACAACAACGGCTTTCATAGTAGGTGAGTACAATATATAGAGGTATGGGTATTCCCTTTTATTTTGCAAGTTTGATCAAATCTCATCGTGGAATCACCGATGCAGTTCGGCGCGGAACTCCTAAAGACGTGGACGTCCTTGGAGTTGATTTCAATTGTTTGATTCACCGATACTTGAAAGATGATAATCCTGTTCAATCTGTGGTCGATGCATTCGATTACATATTGAATCATGTGTGCCGTGCCAAGAAGGTCTTGATTGCCCTCGATGGTCTTGTACCATATGCTAAAATTGTGCAGCAACGGTATCGTCGTATGCGTATCAAGGATGAAGCTCAAACTGGGACGTTTGACCGTAATCAAATTTCTCCTGGAACGCCTTATATGATCGAACTTGAAAATGCTCTAGCCGCAAAGTTTCCGTATGCGATTCTATCACGAACGTCCGAGCCAGGAGAAGGCGAACATAAACTGATGCTGGAACTCGACCGTATTCCGGAAGATCAGCGTCAAACTATTTGTATTTATGGTTTGGATGCTGACCTTATTCTTATCTGTCTCCAAAACCGAGAACTCTCCAAACATGGAGGAATGACCCTTCTTCGTGAAAGTGCAGAGTTTAATGATCCTTCCCTAAAAGCCGCAGAGTTTGCGACTTTGGATATTTGGGGACTGGCTGGACAAATTCCAATTCAAATTCATCAGTATGTGGCTCTTTCCATTCTGTGTTTTGGTAATGATTTCATGCCAAATTTAGGGATGTTTTCGTTGAGAGAAGACGGATACAATCGTGCTCTGCATATGTATTCTGAAGCGAAGAACCCTGACCTTTACACTCCACAAGGCCGCCGAACGTTCCTGAACGTTGCTGCATCACATGAAATGGATGTTTTTAAAACTCGTATTCATTTGAGAAAGAGACCAGAAGAAAAGGGTGTTTTAGGTAAGGAACAATCCAACTTCTCAAGGAAGTATGGTCTTCATGTTCTCGACGGAGTGTTTGACATGAAACCTGTCGTAGACGCATATTGGAAAACATTTCATTGGACAATTGATTACTTCATTGAAAGTTCACCAATTCATTGGGATTGGTATTATCCATACGCCGATGCACCACTCGTGTCTGATATCATACAATACGCAGAAACCAAGGTTGAAGAAGGCGAACTTAACTATACGGTTGTGGATCAACTACAATTCATTATGCCCAAGAGTTCGTTGCGTAAGGCGCGTAAACTTGTAAAGTATCCTGATGAACTTCATACCGAAACTCGCAATCCTTGGATGAAACGTCACGATTGGGAAATGAAGCCACGAATTTCACTTCCTTGGCCTAATGGTTTAACAAAAATTTGCCAAATTTCAAACTAAATCCAACATTAATTGGTTTATTTGTGTATATAGTCTGTTGAGTAACTGGACTCGTAATTTTACCGGCTGGAGAGATAGTTTGTAGGACGTCGTCTTCAGGAAGAGTGATGCTACTGATTGAAATATCCCTCAAATTCCAATACTGAGCATTTATCTTTATCATCTCCTGAACATTGCGCATCTGAATAAATCCTTCCCCTCCACCTTCTCTAGCCCAGTTCGACATCAAATAATTTAGGTACCTTTTTCTAAATTCAAACAGGGATGTTTTCTGGGAATTCATTTTAATAGCGGCAAGACACTCACTTACACTCGATTGAACAGGTTTATCGAGTCGCCTGTTTACCGTATTGTGTGCTCGAGCAATAAACATAAACAAATCGCCACGACTTGAATTCCAGCCGCGATTATTCAGTGTATACGATTTGAACATGTTTGTAAAATGCCCCTTGCAGCTTGGACATGATATGGTTTCTGCAAAGAGTTCAAGAAACTTCTTCACAATAACCTTATCATCAGGCGATGGATTTTCAGGATAATTTAACGAGATTGAATGAAGAGTCATCCATCCCATTGGACCCCATACTGCTGTCATTTCGGTTATTTATTAAACCGAAATGAATCCTGCCAACATAGCGCCTTTTAACATTTCACGTTTAAGTTTTCCAGGTGTGTTTGGATTCTTCAGTAATTTATGTTTGGTAACTAGGTCATCTACCTGTTTATCTGACATTTTTGAGATCGTATGTTTGATTGTCTTTCGCTGATGACTTTCTCCCTTGCCGGTGATAAGGCGTATAGTGTGCTTCCGTTTTATTGGTGGAGCTTTCGCTGGATTAGACACTGCTTTTAGCACGAGTTTCTGAGTTTTCTTTAAGACTCCGCGTGGGAATGTTTTCATAGTCTTAACCTTTTTGCCGCCAGTTGCCAATGGTGGCGGAACTTTCTTCGTATCACTATCAACTTTTGTGATAGTTACGTCCATCTCTTATTACAAAACGAATAAATAGATTTACGGAGAACGCAATTCAAACAAGTACCATGGAGTGGGATGCAATTTCGACTTATTTCAAGAACGATGGCGTTCACAAACTGGTAGAGCACCAAATTGAGTCCTTTGAGGACTTTATTCGGAATAAGCTCCCACTCATTGTATGTTCGACTGCTCCAATTGTGGTTTGGCATGAACAGGATGAGTCAACAAAGAAGTATAAGTACGAGTTTCGTCTTTCGTTCGAGAATATTACGTATATCAAGCCTCGTATTCAGGAAGCGACTGGACGTATCAAGCCTATGTTTCCTCAAGATGCACGCACTCGTAACTTTACGTACTCTGCTCAAATGTTTTGCGACATTCGGTTTACTGCTCGCTCGTACAAGGCTCCAACGTACGGAACGTTCGAGGAGGAGGTGAAGATATTCGAGGGAGTATCGCTTGGTAAGATTCCGGTTATGCTTGGTTCATCACTCTGTATCATGAAAGACTATCCACTCTCAAAGGAGGAGATTGGTGAGTGCACATATGATCCATTTGGCTACTTCCTCATTCATGGCTCCGAGCGTACTATTCTAAGCCAAGAGAAGGTGGCCGATAATCAGATCATGATCTTCTACAATAAAAAGACGTCATCAAAATTTGGATTCTCGGCTGAGATGAAATCGTTGCACGAATCATTTACGACTCCGCCGAAGAAGCTTGAGATTCGAATTAGTTCTAAATTCAATGGGTTTGGGTATCCGCTCACTGCATGCGTTCCTCGTTTCCGCGAAGACATTCCTCTCATGGTTCTGTTTCGCGCATTTGGACTAGAGTCTGATCAGGAAATTGCTGAACTCATTTGGGGTGATGCTCCAGACGAGACTCATCTTGATATGCTGGCTGCATCGTTCAAGGAGTGTTCTGACATCAAGATTTATACTCGTGACGATGCAATTGAGTATCTCACACATCATCTTCAGTACGGTACTACGTCTGAAGATAAGAAGGGCTACGTTCGATCACTGTTGGAAACCGAGTACCTTCCACATGTACGATTCGGTGGCGAGAAGGCACCTATAAAGACTCTCGAGGCACGTAAGATGATTCTAACGGCTTGGATTATCAGGAAGCTCATTCTGACCGAACAGGGCATTATGAAGATTGATGATCGTGATGCTTACCCAAATAAGCGTGTCGTCACAACCGGTGCTCTGCTCACCCATCTCTTTCGCCAGCTATTCCAGAAAGTATGCAAGGATATTCGGTCGAAGTTTGTGCACGAAGTCAATAACGATACCTGGAAGAAGCGCGAAACTCCTCGTCCACTCGAAGTCCTAAACATCAATAATTTGTACAAGATCCTGAAGGTGTCGACCATCGAGGGAAAGTTGAAGCAGGCCTTAGCTACCGGTAACTTCACGGTACAGGGTCTCGGTACGACATCTACAGTTTCAACCGCCACAAAGGTCGGCGTTTCTCAAGTTTTGAACCGTCTTTCTTATTCTGCGACGTTGAGTCATCTGCGCCGTATCCAGACTCCAGTTGAGAAGTCAGGTAAGCTTTTAGCTCCTCGTAAGCTTCATGGCACTTCTTGGGGGTATGTGTGTCCAGTCGAGACGCCTGAGGGTCATTCAGTCGGTATTGTCAAAGGTATGTCTATGCTGACGTCCGTCACTCAGCATATATCTTCACTTGTCATCTTGTCTGTTCTCAACGATCTACCACACGAGATGACATGGATTACTGATATGCGTAATCACAAAGGAACCGCAGTTGTGGTAAATGGTGTTATTCTAGGGTATACTCTAAATCCAAAGGCTGTGTACGATTACCTAAAAAAGGCCAAGCTCGCATTCCGATTACACCCTCACACCGGAATTTCATGGAAGATTCAGCAGGATATCATTAACGTGGAGTCTGACGGTGGTCGGTTTGTTCGTCCGCTGTTCCGAGTCGAGAACGGTAAGATTCTTCCTCCACCCACAAATCCTCTAGAATGGAACGATTGGGTCAAAACGTGTATTGAGTACATTGATCCGGCGGAGACTGAGATGATTAAGGTTGCCATGTTTCCCAACGAAATTACGAATCACACCCACTGCGAGATTCATCCGACCCTGATTCTTGGTCACATGGCCTCATCTATTCCATTCAGCGACCACAACCAGTCTCCTCGTAACACCTATCAATCAGCTATGGGTAAGCAGGCGATGGGTATCTTTGCTCGTAACTATGCTAAGCGACTCGATAAGAACGGTTATATCCTATGCTCACCTATGCGTCCATTTGTTGAGACTCGTATGATGAATATTCTGAACACGCACGAGATGCCTTCCGGTGATAATGTCATGGTCGCTATTGGAATTTACGGTGGATACAACCAGGAGGATTCGGTCATTCTGAATCGCGCATCCGTGAATCGTGGTTTGTTTCGGACTCTGTATTACACTATTTATAAGGATGAGGAGCATCGTAACGTGTCGTCCGGCAAAGAGGAGAAGTTTGCCAAACCTCGTCGCGAAAACACACGCGGATTCAAGATTTCAGCATACCACGCAATCCAAGATAACGGTGTTCCTGCCATGAATTCATACATCAAAGAAAATGATGTTATTATCGGTAAGGTGACAACCTTGAAGTCAGATCCAAACGGATACGCCTTCCGCGACTCATCGACTGTACACCGTAGTTCGGAAACATGTCGAGTCGATGGAGTTTGGAACGATAAGAATTCAGATGGTTACCCTTTTGTAAAGGTTCGTGTGGTGTCTGAGCGCGTTCCTGAGATTGGAGATAAAGTCAGTTCTCGCCACGGACAGAAGGGTACGTGCGGTATCATTCTCAATGAGGAAGACATGCCTTTCACGGCGTCTGGACTTCGGCCGGATATTATTATGAATCCACATGCAGTTCCGTCACGAATGACGATTGCTCAGCTGATGGAAACGATGTACGGTAAGGTTTGTACTGAGCGCGGAACGCTTGGAGATGGCACGCCTTATTCACATCTAAAAGTTGGAACGTTGAAGGAACATCTACTTGATCTTGGCATGCATCCTTACGGAAATGAGATTCTGTACAATGGTCAGACTGGTGAAATGATGGAAGCCGAAATCTTTATGGGACCTGCGTTCTACCAGCGTTTGAAGCACATGGTGATTGATAAGAAGCATTCGCGTGCACGCGGTCCAATTGTAAGTCTCACTCGTCAGCCTTGCGAAGGACGGTCGCGCGATGGTGGTTTGCGTGTCGGAGAGATGGAGCGCGATTGTATGCTCTCACACGGTGCAGCAATCTTCACCAAGGAACGACTCATGGATGTGTCCGATCCATTCACGACCGGATTCTGTAAGACGTGTGGAACACTGGCAGTCGTAAATCCGGTAGACAATGTATACCACTGTGGAAGCTGTGGAGTAAGTACGAATTTCGAGATGAAGACAATTCCGTATGCCGTTAAGCTGTGGTCTCAGGAACTTGAGGCGATGCATATCGTTCCACGCATGGTATTTGAGTAGAACTAAACTGAACTATACTTACAATGAACATCCTGTTCTTTGGCAATTGTCAAACGGACTGTGTGAAACAAATACTGAATTTAGATTCTAGTTTTCAACAAACGCAAATACTCGTTTATTCGACCGAACTTTCTATGGATCAAATAGATAAAATTATAAAACAGGCAGATATAATCATTACACAACCGATTGTAGATAATTTTAGAGGCAAATCATATCTATCTGCAAATTTTTTATTGGCTAGAAAGCGGCAAGACACAAAAGTTTTGATGTTTGACAGTATATTTTTTGACATGTATTATTTTGATATTGTAAAAATAGCCGATTCAACCGTGAACGAACACTACAAAGGACTTATGGATTGTTACAACAAACACTTGCCGAAAGATTTTTATATTGAAAAGTATGTGAATAACTATAACTTAAAAACAAAAGAAGAACTCGAAGGGATAGCCAATAAGGCAATATTGAGACTAGAAGAACGTTTTAGAGCTGCTCTCGTGAAATATCCAAACGTCTACAGTTTCATTTCTACATCCGAATATATTCGAAAAAATTACAAACATAAACTTCTAATGTATTCGTGGCTTCATCCATCCAAATTTGTGCTACAACATGTAGCAAAACAAATTGTACTTATTTTGAACATCAAATCAACTATAAATTATAACATAGATCCATTAGCGTCCTCTCGTCATATTATTTATAAGTGTGTTCAGAATGCTGTGGATTTTAATATTGACGATTCTCAACCAGTTGTAATCGGTGCAGTCGGTGTTGAAAAGATCGTCGATAAATACTATAAGTTGTACGAAAAGAATGATTTTCGATGATATTACTAATTGATATGTACAAATACTTCATTGAACTTTTAGGCACTGTAACGATTCTGTATGCCAAGCTTTTAACCGAAGCGAATCCGACTGTCATGGGATTGACCTATTTTTCTGTTCTAACCGTTGCGCATACCATAACATCCGGATACTTCAACCCTTTATCCGCATTTGCAGGCTATGCGATTGGTCGAGTTCCGTTTCAAGAAATGTTGTATAATATCTTGTCACAACTTGTGGCTATGGTCTTAGTGATTGTATCGTTTACCCCAATAACGACTTTCATACGGCAGTTGTAGTATATCCAAATGAGTTTGTATATCTATGTTGTGGATCCTAATCACCGCGAGCATCAGCGTGAGCATGTCCGTAATCGACGCTCAACCGATTCCGGCGTTGACCTGATTTCTCAGACTACTTATCTTGATCTGAGTCATCGTAATGACAATCTACCGCCACATCTTGGCGTTGAAATCAAGACTGGTGTAATCGCTGCTGCACTCGATAAGCAGGGTAAGCCAGCACCGTACCTTCTGCTTGCTCGATCATCGACGTCTCTTACGCCACTGCGTATGTCGAATCAGGTAGGTTTGGCCGATGCTGGATACCGCGGTGAACTTATTGCTCGCGTAGATTGTCTAGATGCATCTCTTCAATCGTATACAATCCCACAGGGTCGTCGTCTATTCCAGATCGTTCAGCATAATTGGCTGCCGTACGATCAGATTATTTTGGTTGATTCTCCAAACGATTTACCATCTCCTCCTGATAATCGTGGTGGCGGTGGATTTGGATCTACAGGCAACTAACGTATAAAAAACAAGCCTCTTTAGCATAGTGGTATTGCGTCTGTCTTGTAGTTACTGACGAGTGAACAGAAGGTCGCGTGTTCGATTCACGCAGGAGGCACATTCGAGACTCAAACGATGTTTCGAATGAGCCATAATGAAATGGCATCATGAATGACTGCTCCCCAGTATGCCGTGTAGATTGTGGTTTTGAATCCAAAAACCATCCCTAAAATGAGAACAATTGACCGCAAGAATGTGTTGAGGATGGGGTTCGCGGTCGGCCAAAGTAGAGCGTCCATTTATCCTTGCAAATTTTTTTTCCTGCAGTAGAGCATAAACACGAAATGGGAGGCGGGTTGATGCAATTGGTATCATACGGAGCCCAGGATATCTATATTTCCGGCAACCCCCAGATTACCTTCTGGAAGATTCTATACAAGCGCCACACGAACTTCGCCGTGGAGTCCATTGAGGTTACCTTCAACGGCCAGGCGGACTTCAACAAGCGCGTAACGGCGGTCATCAACCGCAACGCCGACCTCATGTACAAGACGTACGTACAGGTTGTACTACCAGCCGTTGACCTAATTAGCGGCGGCCTAAGCACCAACGGTTTCCGCTGGCTCAACTACATCGGCCACCGCCTCATCAAGCAGGTCGAGCTCGAGATCGGCGGCCAGCGCATTGA